TATATGGTTCAATTTCCTGAAGCTTTCCATTTAATCTTTTGGCTTCTCTACTTGAATCACTATACCTCTTTTGCAGAGTATCACTATCATAGTCACTCTGCTGCTGAACTGCACTAGGGCTCTGGGGCGTATTATCGCTTTGTTCCGAGGTTAACTGTGTAAGTTCTTGTTCTTGGATTCCGCCATTGACAGATTTATCTAAAGAACTAAAAAAGTCTTCAGAAGCATCTTCATCAAAAACGGACTGTTGAACATCACTTTCAGGGGCCGTATCGGCGTTGCTTACTTGTTCTTGTTCCATTTGCTATCCTTTTTCTTAATTAAAACTTAATACCGGTAAAATAATAAAGACAACTAATCTTTTGTCTTTATACATGACTTAACCTTTTTGCTCCATACATAGCCACTCTTACACTTTCTATTGCCACCTTTCTCTGGATGGACCTTATTGTGCTCGGATTTGCTTATAACTCTAACATTTGATTTGCTATTGTTTGATTTGCTGCCATCTAAATGGTGGACAACAGCACCAGGTTTAGCATTAGCCTTATTTCTATAATGAGTTTGACTGCTTCCATCTTTCCATCTGCCGTTAGAACGACCATCTCTGGCCATCTTCGAGTAACTTTTCTTACGCCAGGCCAATTAACTACCTTCAGAAGAAGCTACTTGGTTCTTAATTGCTAACTTCTCCTTCTCAAATTCTGATTTGAGCAATCCTCTTAGAAGCTTTTGCTGTGCTTCTGTTTCGAGTACATCCTTACGAACTTCATTAGTAGCATCTCCAACTTTCATCTTAATACCTGCCTGTACTAACTGACGCTCTAATGTCTCAATAGTTCCTTCACTATCTTTCAAAGATTCTTCCATAGATGCTATCTGCTGCTGCATCTGTGAATACATAGACTTTCTTTCGACAACAGACTTCTTATTTCTAATATCTGTCTCAGCTATCATAGCTATATCATCAATCAACCCAGCCTGGAACCATCTAAAGTATTCTTCTAATAATGCCCATCTGTTTACAGGCATTGTAGCTCCTGCAACTAATCTTACATCAAATCTTGCATTCGCATAGTCTTTATATAGACTGATTACATCTCCGTAATCATTATAAATAGGTATATTTACTCTTGATTCTTTCTCTTCATCTGGTCTCTGGCCTGCTTCAGGCTGTACAATTCTGAATACTTTCTCTACTGAATAATGATTCTGAGCCATCATTTGGAAACATTTACCAAGATGTTCAAGAGAAGGTTCTACAATAGAACTCATCCATGCTTTAAGTCTCCGTGTACCAAATTCATCATTAGCAAGTAATCCTCTGTATGTCTCAGGCTGTTCTTGAGTAAAACCCATCATAGATGAAGGTACACCTGCTATATACTCAGCATCTGCTTTACCTTCTTGTACTACAGTATAGAAAGCATTGTTAATAGGAGCTGGTAATATAGGAGTTGGTTTTTCAAAGCCTTGTCTATACTTTAATAAAGCACCAGGGGCTGATGAATATCTTTCCCATTCCTCTTCAGGTACAGAACCTTCTTCATACATCCATCTTAAATTAGATGCCAGATTAGCATTATGTAGCATAATCTGATGAGATTTATTTATCTCCTGCTGTTTACCAATCAGAGGAGTTACAGCACTCATTGGATATGGAGTCCCTGTGTACATATATGGAATAGGTACAATAGGATATTTAGATACTTCTAACATTCTCTCATATAAGAACACATCATCACCTACAGTACAAGTTAATTGTATTCTATCTTCAAAAAATGGTATAGCATCTATAATGCCTTCACTACCACTCAAAGCTTTATAATTAGCTTCTGTCATTATCTGCTGATCAATAATAGTAGCTTTATCCTGAGCTTCTGACAATAACTGCAATTTCTGCTCTTCCATCGCTTGAGCAGCCATCTTCTGAGCTCTATCTAATTCTAACTTAGCTCTTTCAGGTATAATCTCTCCAGCTTCTACAGCCTGTTGCATCTGTATTGCTTTCTCTTTTAATGAGACCTCTACTTCCTGCTGAAACTCCTGCATCTTCTCTTCAACTTCTTCTTTTATAATGTCCATTTCTTGAGGAGATGGTTCAACTCTTATAAAAACATTCCTATATGCATTTTTTATCTTAGTATAAGTCTCATAGTATGGAAGTATATCATCATCTTCACCTTCTGGACTTATACCCATTGTTATATCTTCAGCTTGTATAGATATAGAACTATCAATATCTCTCTGTGAATATGTAACAACATCAGAATTGCCAGCAGCTGCTTTAATACGAGATTTAAACTCAGGGAACATATTCATTAACTGAGTTCTTGTTAAATTCTTTCTTATAGTTATAAATGAAGCATCTCTGAATAAGAAGTCCCTGCTCGAAGGGTCTACATATACATCATAAGGATCAATCCTACTAAATGTTACCTCACCCATACCACGGTCTTGGTCAGCATCTATATCTACCATGAAGTATCCAATGCCTTTTGTGAGACTATCGAGTACTACTTGACTATATATTGACTTACCATTTGACAGATACCAACAGTAATCAGCAATATCAGAATGTACCTGAGCTATATCTGTATCATCACCTGTAATACCTACTGCTTTCCATCTTGGGTTATTAGCAGTTACAAAGTACTTCATTATCTCGATAATAGGAGTTACCCTGTTTATCGTGAATGTTGGCATACCTGATTCTTGTAATGCCTCTAACTCATTTTTAGTAAGCTGCTCATCAAGATAAAAGTCATATCCTTTCTGAGAAGCAGACTGCCATTTAGACCTATAAGATGTATTAGCCCGATCCCACAGCTGCTTATTCTTCTGTGCTCTTGTTTTATTTGTTGCTCTAGCCATAATAAAATACTATGTACCTACATGATGTTGTACCATGTTTGTATGTTACTTTAGGAACTATTATAGTCATTATTTTATACCTTTATGTCTTCGTAACCCTTTATCAATTCTTTCTTGCTCTGCCCGCATCCTTCGTTCATTAGCTAAATCACGACTTTGCTTGTTTACAGTTTGTCTTGATTTAGTAACAGTTGCACCCTTCACCTTTTGAGCTTGTCTTGCAGCTCCCCCTGCTATCCCTTCAGTAGTAATTTCAGGTACTTTAACAAACTTATGTAAATCATTATCTTTGTTTATTTTAAAAAGTGATTGCTGAACCTGCTTTATATCTCCGCTGTCAATCGCTCCATATAAGTCATCAAAGGCTCTCTTCAGAACTCCTTTTAAGTTCTTGCCTTTCTTTTTACTAAGTGTACTTATATAAGATGTTAAATTATCACCCCAACCAGAAAACATCTTACTAGCAGTATTAGCTCTACTAACTATTCCAGCGGGAGATACTGCTTCAAGAACAGACCCTGGACCGCCTTTAAACTCTACATCCTTTTCCCCAAAGAATCTATCATAAAGCCATTTAAGATTTCCTGAAGTTACTTTGCCTGTAGTAGATAATGGAGGTAAATCCTTTGAAGTCTTGAATTTACCTTCTGTTGCCATATCCAAAAGAGTCCTACGTTCATCAGACTTCCACATCCCTACTAGTTTATCTTCTGTATTCGCCATTATTTCTTCTTTTTAGAAGACCTTGTTATGCAATACCCTTTTTGCCATACTCCACCTTTTTTCTCACAGGATATTCTATATTTTCTATCTCTTAAACCTTTCTTACCTGCTTTATATACTCCTACTGCAGCTAAAGCCGTTCCTACAGGTCCCACTGCAGCTCCCGCTAATTTACCTGCAACACCCTTTGCAATTGATTTTGCAGCTTTTTTCTTAGCTTCTGTTTTAAAAGATTTAGAAAATTTAGGTTTTTCATACTTTTGATATGCCTTGGCCATCTTTTCTTGATAAGTAAAGCTTCTCGTCCGGGCAGCTCCTTGTTTACTTTTACTTAAACCTTTGTGACCAACAGTTGAGCTGGCTCGACCTTTTCTTTTAATTTTAGAGACTAAAGATTTAATCTCTTTGGGACTTTTTCTTTTTTGTTTTATAGCCATTATTTTACTCCTTTATTTCTACATGAACTAAATCATCAAAATTGTTATCTTTAATTTCACCATCTGAATCCCAGTCACCACCCCAACGAATGTCAACTTTAAGTTGTTGTCCTATACCTCGTAGCATACCACCCATATAATGAAACCTTTCTCTATCTTCCCAATCAATAGGATACGGAGCAAGGTCCACCGCTTTACCATCCATATGTTTTGAATATTTGACCTTTGTAGCTCCCTTCTTAAGGAGTTCAACTTGTCGTTTTTTACTGCGTAGACCCTCAATGATAGTAACGTCCATAATTTTAACAAGTTCATTAAGGACA